TTATCTGGTAAAATGTTTAGTGGAAAAGATAAAATTGCCCCATGAGTTGGCGTTTATGACTCATATGGAAATGGAACCTTCATTGTGGAAAGAAATTATCCAACAGCGGGAATTTGAAATTCAACGGCAAAAGGAGAATACCGTCGAATCAATGACGGATGCTTTTGAATGTCGCAAGTGTCATTCACGCAAGACAACTTATTATCAGATGCAAACACGAAGTGCGGATGAACCGATGACTGTTTTTGTGACGTGTTTGGAATGTGGAACTCGCTGGAAATGTTAAAGTTTAGTTTGATTTGATTTGATTTATTTTTGTGAGGTGCATACATTTCTTTTTTCATTATCTGTCGTCCTCGCATCGTTATTTTATGAAAAATGAAATAAATATAAAATATACATATAAATAAGTTATTTGTTCTTTGGCTTGTTTCTGATTTTGTTGTTGGTTTAATTTTTGTTGTTTTTAGTTGTTTTATTATTGTTTATCGTTTGAATTGTAGTAGATGCATAAAAGAAGAAATACAATTCAAATCCCGAATTCTGTCGTAGTTTCCAATATTAATGAGAAAAAACGCGTTGTAAGTCTTTTTCCAAAAATAGAACTTTGTAATGAAACTCTGTTGCATCAGAAAGTTCATAATGCAGACATATATATCGCGACACCCTATGGCACGAAATATTTCATGTGGCTCACCACCACAGACCATTTATTTCGCGACCATCGTCCCAGCACCGCCATTTGTATTTTCATTGAGTCGTCAGGCAATGCAATGAACCATTTGCATACTCAGCACATATTTTACGTCCCTGTTTCATGTCCTCAGGGATGGTGGCCCGACGGACATAACCGCATTTTTCACGGCATCATGTTTAGACCAATTAAAATGTCTTCACATTATTTTGCACTTAATCATATTTACGACACCAAAACCGCACACATATCGGGACATAAAACTTTTGCACAATATTTGCAAACACTGAATTACATTTTCAATGATACAACCTTTGTTGCGACGATTCGCAACCCTTTAATCCAACATCATGCTTTGCACATTGGTGCTCCAATTATGGACAGACAATTTTCACAAATTATTTCAAAAATTCACGACCTTCCCTATAACGTCCAATACATTTACTTTCGCTATATGAACCAATCTGAAAATGAAAAGGTACAGTTTGTAAAATATTTCAAACCTACCAAAAATAAAATCTCGAATGATGGTTGTACTTCTACTTATACTGCCACTACTGCTACTGCATCGGTTTCACAAACAAAAGAAAATCAAACTCATAAATTGGGGAATGCTGGTTCTATAACAACAAATACAAGTACAAGCACTATTAAAATCAACAAAAATAATAATGTAAAAAATTTAACTCATGCTGTATTTTTAGCATATCCATTGCTTCGTCAAGATTGTTATAATTTGTTTGCGATGGATGATAGCAATACAGATATAAATGATGCAAAAGAAAAAGAAGTGTTTATTGATATGGCGTTTATTCCCAATTATAAAACTAGTCTCATGATGAATAATTTGTTTCGCAACACCAAAGAAATCCATAATTTAGATTTGCTGGAAGAAAGTGACGATGAAGAAGAATTTGAAACTTCGCATAATAATAATGTAGATATTACTGCGTCCAAAACAATCTTGTGCGAATATAGTCCAAAGTTTAAAAAATGGGTTCCGGTTTCTTTAACACAAAATGCAGTTGTTCGTATTAGTGATTTTCAATGAATTATTTTTACCACTCATTTATGAAATCATCACTCATTTATGAATATTTTTTACAATTTTTGGTTCATTTTTGAGATATTTTCTTTTCTTTTTTCTTTTTCATATTTGTTAGTTGTGAAAGTTATGAAAATAATTTACAAACAAAATATGAAAAAGAACAAGGCAACGAATACTCAACATTAAATAGTTAATTAAATGGACACTACTACTGCTTCCATTGAAACAAATAAAAATGATTATAACAATGTTTCCATTTCATCTTATTCTGCCAAGACCCCGTGGGTCGAAAAATACAAGCCCGTCCAATTTGAAGATGTTATTTTGAGTGACATTAATCGCCAGATTTTTTGCAATGTTTTAGAACACCGCGAATTTCCCAACATGCTTTTTTACGGTCCGCCGGGAACGGGCAAAACCACAACCATTATTAATCTCGTAAAAAAGTTTCATGAAATACTCGGGCAAAAACACAAGGCTTTAACTATTCACCTAAATGCCTCGGATGACCGCGGGGTAGAAATCGTGCGAACTCAAATCCACCAATTCGTACACATGAAACAATTGTTTTTCCCTGGCATTAAATTTGTTATTTTAGATGAAGTTGATTATATGACTGATGTAGCCCAGCAGACATTGCGACACATTATCCAAACAACAACACATTTGAATGTTCGCTTTTGTCTTATTTGTAATTACATTGGTAAAATAAATGAAAATCTACAAAATGATTTTATTAAGGTTCGATTTAATCAACTCCCCGGACACCATATTTTTTCTTTTTTGAAAAATATTTCTAATGGTGAAAATTTGAAAATAAAGGACAGCGTTCTAACAAATATCCAAATTCAATTTAAATCAGACATTCGCAGTATGATTAATATGCTCCAAACTTGTGCTTCTACGCAGGTACAGATTGAAGAGCAAATTATTAATTCCTCTTTTTTTCAAAAGATATTTCAGGATATTTGCAAAATAAAAACTATACAAACGAAAAATATAAATTCGTGGCTAACAAAAGTGAAAAAATATAGCACAACATATAATATTAGTGAAGTGAATTTGATGAAAGAATTAATTAAATATATTGTGTGGAATTATCGCGCTCATAATAAGTGCAGTTCTTTTATGGATTTTGCAGAGACGATGTTTCATTCCAAAGAGGGAAAAAATATAGTGGTGAAAACCTTTTTAGAAATCCATTCTGCGTTTGCTGTTGCCGTTGCGTAATGTGTGTTTGTCTAATACTAACTTTGGACTTGAACCTGTTGAACTTGTTGAAGTTGCTGTCCTGTATTAACTTCGTCTGCTTGTTTTTTTGACGATTGAAGATGAAGATGAAGATTATTTTTAGAAACAAATTCATATATTTCTTGAAGTGTGTTGTTGTCGCTGTCGCCTTTATTTTTATTTGTTTTCGCTTTGTCGAACAACTGGGTCTTCCAATAATTGATTGTATCATGAACTATGGGAATAGTTTTTCCCTCTGTAATTTGTGTTTTCAATGCACTTATTTTTGGATTAACATCATACCAATAATTCAAATGGACGTGTGCTGTTTTGCCCGATTGATAATTAATTTTGTGTATTTTTCCAATCTTTGAAAAGATTTGGAAAATATATGTTTTTGTAGTAGAAGGATGGATATTATGAACGAACAATGATATGATGTTGTTGGTGTTGGAATTGTTTGTAGTGTTATAATTCATTGTTTTTTGTGTTGTATTATTGGTGTTGTTGGTATTATTGGTATTGTTGGTATTGTCAGTAATTTTTTTAGGACACGTATAAATATTTTTGGTCTCCATTTTGTGTAAAATAAATCCCATTTTATATTTCATTTTTTAAAAAAATGAAATAAAATTAAAAAATTATTGAATACAAATTTGAATAACAAGTTTAAGTTTATTTATACACATATACACACATCATTTAAAAATGGACCTTACTCAAATCAAACTTACTGATTCGGAATGGAATGCCATTGAAATTCCGCCTCCCTCTCAGGAAGTGAAAATTATGCGAATGATTATGGACGGCTACAATCATTTGGATATTTGCGTCAATAACACCCAAACTTTACTGGGATTTTTGAAAATGGAACAGACGGACAAAATGGATGACTACTTATTCCATAAGTTCCTTTTGCCGAAATTCCAGGAAGGGTGTGGTAGTGGTGTGTCTTCGTGTCAATATTTCATTGTCAAACTGAAATTGGCTTCTCAAAAAAGCATACAATTAAAATCCGCGGACAAAATACGTTTGCTTAATTCCGAGGCTCTTTTGCAAGCAGAAATGGGAGGAGGCGACTCCAATATTTTCGAATTGTTTCTCATTTCGCAAATGTGTGATTGTATTGTTAAAAAAGATGCAGATGATGCATATAATGCAAATAATGCAAATAAAGATGACGACGAGGATAGTGATGACGACGAGGATAGTGATGAGGATGAGGAGGGTAAGGGGGAAGCTGATAAGAAGGGTGAGGGAAGTAAAAAGGTAGCAGTAGAATGGCAATATCATTATTATACTTTGGCTAAAATGCACGAAAACATAAATCAAGTGCATAAATTAAATTATATTGTTAAAAAAATGTTGGAATTAGTCTTGGACGTTTATAGAAATGACTTTAATCCACATCAAATCATTTTTAAGGCATCAGAGTATGTGGAGCAAAATAAGGCTTTGTTGAAATATAAAAACGAACAACTTTATTCGCATCAAAAGGAATTGTTTGCGTATATCCAGCAACCTGGACCGAAACTCATTTTATACATTGCTCCCACGGGCACTGGAAAGACGCTGTCACCTATTGGCATTGACAAGAAAATCATCTTTGTGTGTGCAGCCCGACACGTCGGCTTGGCCCTGGCGCGCACCGCCATTGCAGTGGACAAGAAAATTGCCTTTGCTTTCGGTGCATCCTGTGCGGAAGATGTGCGTCTGCATTATGCAGCCGCGAGTGAATATACCCGCAACCGCAAAAGTGGAAAAATCCAAAGGGTCGACAATACCAAGGGCGAAAAAGTGGAGATTATGATTTGCGACATTAAATCGTACATTCCAGCAATGTATTATATGCTTGCCTTTAATGCAAAAGAAGACATTGTGATGTATTGGGATGAAGTCACTATTAGTATGGATTACCAGTCGCATCCTTTGCACAACTTGATACAGACGGTCTGGGCGAAAAATGTGATTCCCAATGTCGTGTTTTCGTCGGCAACGTTGCCTGCAATAGATGATTTGGGAGAACTGCGTGCGAGTTTTTGCCAAAAATTCCCCGATGGAGCCATTCATTCCATTCATAGTTTTGACTGCGTGAAATCTATCAGCATGATTGACCCAGAGGGACGCGTGGTTTTACCTCACATGTTATGCGAAGATTATGACGAACTTCAACAGATGGTGCGATATTGGAAAAATAATGGCACCATTTTGCGGTATTTTGACGCGGCCGAGGTGAGCCGATTTATCCGGTTTGTTGAAACTATTTTGCACAATGTGTGTGAAAATTATTTTGAGAATAAAGACGGAGAAGGCGACGGAAATGGAAGCGGAAACGGAGATAAAGATGATGAAGAACTTGAATTGCAACTAAGTAAAATAGTTAAACGCGGAGGTCGCATAAGAACGCATTTTGACGATGCAAAAGAAGTGTCAATGACATCCATCAAACAGCAATACATGCGTCTTTTAGAAAACATTACACCCCAAGCATGGCCGAAAATATATCGCCAATGTCGCAGTTGCGGTAATCGCATTGTGGCAAGTGATGCGGCTACTGCTATGTCTGCGGGTGTATATATCACGACCAAAGACGCATATACTTTGACAGATGGACCCACATATTTCTTTACCAAAGATGTGGGAAAAATCGCCAGATTTTACGTTCAAAAATCCAATATCCCTGCGACCATCATGGATGAAATTATGGAAAAAATTGACTACAACATAAAAATCAACAAGGCTGTGGAAGAATTGGAGCAGACTATGGAGAATATTTTGAAAGAAAATGAAGGTGGTGATGACGATGATGGAAAGGGAGGTAAAGGCAGTGGCGGAAGCAGTAGTGGCAGTAGCAGCAGTAATAATACGAGCAAAGACCCGATGAAGAACCCCAAGGTCAAGGCATTGCAATCACAGATTGAAGGCTTGCGTGCGAAAATTAAATCGGCGAAACTTCATGATTTATTTGTGCCTAACAAGTTGGACCATTTGAACCATAATGCCGACCCTCGTCGGCTACGTAAAAACACACTCTACTTTACCAGCAGTATTTCCGACGACATTGTCGTGCAAATTATGCAGTTGCACGGCATCGACGATGTGCATAAAATCCTACTTTTGATGGGGATTGGCGTGTTTTCGGAACGCGAAAATGAAACTCTCAACCCGACATATTTGGAGATTATGAAAAAATTGGCGTCTCAGCAAAAGTTGTATCTCATCATTGCGAATGCTGACTATATGTGGGGAACAAATTATCAAGCCTGTCATGCCTATTTCAGCAAGGATTTGAACCTGACACAGGACAAGATTTTACAGGGAATGGGACGCGTGGGTCGCGGAAACATCCAGCAAGAATACACGGTTCGCTTTCGCCACATGGACCAAATTCGCACCTTGTTGAATGCCGTCTTGCCTGAGGATAAATTGGAAGTGGTTAATATGAACCGATTATTCGCTCCTTTGGAGGAGGAAAATGCTTATGTGTAAGTATAATTGTGTATGTTAGTAAAAATGCATTAAATATATTATTTTTTATTTTTATTTAGTGTTCCTAACAAATTATAACAACTTATATAATTATGCAATCCCATGTTATACATAATTGCTCATTTTTGAGTGGTTATATTCACCATATATTTTATTTTTTGTTGTTTATTTTATCGCATTTTTGTTTTATTTGTTAGTTTTTCCATTTTATTTTTTGTTAGTTATAATTGTTGCAAAAAATGAAATAAAAACAATCCACAAACTATAAACAACTTAAAGAGAATGTCGTCTCAGCCCAAAGCAAAGCGTTCCTATGTTAAAAAGAGCAAGATTGTGGAGGAGGTGAGGGACACTTCTTCTTTTGTTAAAGCCGATGTTGTTGTTGTAGAGGATGTAAAAGATATTATTGATAAACCAAAGAAAAAGACAGCAAGAAAATCTAAATCAAAAGAAGAAAAGAATGCTGTTGATACAACAAACGCAGATTTACAAATTGAAAAGGTTGTAATTAAAGATGTTCCAAATAAAAATAATTCAATTGAAGGTTCAATTAAAGTTTCGGACGAATTTATAACCAAAGAACATGTGTGGAAAATGCTGGGCGAACTACTCCCCAAGCAAAACTTGATTGTTGCTCATCAAATTGAATCATACAATGATTTTATCAAGAACCAGTTTGAAAAGACATTTAAAATATTTAATCCCATTTGTGTTCGCTCTGAAAAGGACTTTGACATTGACACCAAGTTATATAGTCTTGAAATTTATGTTTCTTTTGACAATATGCGAATGCATCGTCCCCAGATATACGAAAATAATGGTTCTACGAAAATCCTATTTCCCCAAGAAGCCCGAAAACGCAACTGCACTTATGGCTCTCAAATCACAATGGACATTGATGTGAAATACGTCGCCAGACAAGGAGAAAAACTGGAACAGGTAAAAACGCATCACAAGAAATTTCCTAATTATAACATTTGCAACAATATGCCTATCATGGTTCTTTCCGATTTGTGCGAATTGAAGCAGTATCAGCACTTGAACCTCGGGGAGTGCAAAAATGATGTGGGTGGTTATTTCATCATTAAAGGCATAGAAAAGGTCGTGTTGGGACAGGAACGGGCAGCAGAAAATACCATTCAATGTCATCACATACCGAACCACACAAAATATTCTTGGAAAGCGGAGATTAAATGCGTTCCGCAAACCAAGTTGGTGTCCGCCAAACAAATGGTCGCATATATTTCTAAAAATGATAGTTCTATATTGATTGATATTCCCCAAATCAATCGTCCTATTCCTTTGTTTATTCTATTTCGCGCCTTGGGCGTTGTTTCTGATAAAGCCATTTGTCAGCACATTTTGATGGCTTCTTCTTTTGATGATGACGATGATGCAGGTAATGAAAATAGAGAGAAAATGAATAAAGAGAAAATGAACGAAAGAGATGCTGCCCTGTTGCAGGAATTGACTCATTCGGTGATGGCAGGAAACGAGTATTTAACCCAAGAAAGCGCGTTTCATTATCTCATGTCGCACGCAGCATTCACTTATTATGTTCCTTCCTTTATTGACAAGGAAAAATCCAAAGATTTAGTGAAACGAATGCGGGTTGAAGTTGGGTTGGTGCAAAAGGAGCAGTTTGTTCGCAATGTGTTGGAGGATAACGTGTTCGTTCATTGCACCACGCAGGAACAGAAATGCTACTTTTTGGGATACATGGTGAACCAGCTTCTTGCAACCAAACTGGGTTGGATGAAGGTGGGAGACCGTGACTCCTATGAAAAAAAGAGGATTGATACAACCGGCGTGCTTTTGAATAAATTGCTCGTTAATCAGGTTAATAAAATCAAGAAAAATATCATTAAAACTGGAATAAAGGAAATTGACGGAGGGGTATGGAAATCTACCAATGATTTTACGAATGTTATTAATCAAACTAATATTGAAAATATTATTGGTTCCACGATTGAGACGAAATTCATTCGTGCCCTTTCGACGGGTGATTTCAGTGTCACCTATAATTCTAGCGACGGAAAAGTGGGTGTAGCACAGGTGTTAAATCGTCTTACACCCATTGCTGGAACCAGTCATTTACGCCGTGTTTCGCGGTCCATTGATAAAAATGGAAAATTGGTTGAACCTCGCAAACTGCATTCTACTTCTTGGGGGTTCTTTTGTCCGTATGAAACACCAGAAGGTGCGTCGGTGGGAATTGTAAATAATATGAGTGTCATGGCGCGTTTTACTTTGCACACTAACTTTTTGGCGTTGGAAGCCATTGTGAAACAATATACATTGCCCTTATCTTTTGCCTTTGGTTCGGTTTCGGGTTCAGGTTCGGGTTCAGGTTCGGGTTCAGGTTCGGATTCAGACATAAATAATGTCGATATCAAAACCAAAGCCAAGGTCTTTCTCAATGGTATTTTTCTTGGAATGGCCAAAGGAAATCCAGTTGAAGTAGTAAAAGCCTTGAAGCGATTGAAGCATCGAGGTATTATTAATATCTTTACATCCATTGTATATAATTATGCAGCAATGGAAATTCGTGTATTGTCTGATGCCGGGCGATGTATTCGACCCGTGTTTCGCGTGAAAAATGGCTGTATCTTATTTACAATGCAAGTATTCCACGACGTTATGTTGGGAAAAATAACATGGAATGACTTGTTTTTAGCTGGCGGTGAATACGGCGACTCGATTATGGAATACATTGATCCCGCAGAACAAAATGCCGCGGTTATTGCGACAAGTATAAAAGAATTGAATAATTCCGCATTGGTAGCAAGTGCTACGGATATTGCATATACTCATTGCGAAATTGACCCATCGCTTATCTTGGGTATGACTGCCTCGTGCATTCCTTATCCCGACCATAATCAGTCTCCGCGTAATGTCTATCAGTCGGCACAGGCAAAACAAGCCATATCTGTTTATATGACAAACTTTTACAATCGTATAGATAAGACTGCCTATGTTTTAAATTATCCTATGAAACCACTGATTGACACAGAAATTATGCGTATTTTCAAGTTTAATGAGATGGCTGCTGGTTGCAACATTACCGTCGCCATTATGTCCTACACGGGATTTAATCAGGAAGACTCTCTTTTGATGAATGAGGGTTCCATTGGACGCGGAATGTTTCAGGCCACTATTTATCACTCGGAAAAAGATGAAGAAAAAAATCAGAATGAAGCAAGTGAAATTCGCGGTATGCCAGATATCACTAAAACGGAGAAAATTAAGACAGGTGATTACAGCAAAATGGACGAACGTGGGTTTATTCCAAAGGATACATTGGTAAAAAATCGCGATGTAATTATGGGTAAGGTCAGTGTATTGAAAACACATAACAATAGTTCGCATTCTGGAAATGATACTTTGGGAACCGATTGCAAGTATTCAGACAAAAGTATGTTGATTAAAACCTGTGGAGAAGAGGTATATATTGATGAAAATGTGTTGGATACCAATGGCAGTGGATATCCCGTTGCCAAGGTCAAAACGCGGGCTACTCGCCGTCCCATTATTGGGGATAAATTTAGTTCGCGGCATGGGCAAAAGGGAACGGTCGGATGTATTATTCCTGAGAAAAATATGCCCTTTACATCCACTGGGGCTCGACCGGATATTATTATTAATCCGCATGCCATTCCATCACGAATGACGATTGGACAACTCATTGAAAGCACTCTTGGAAAGGTATTGGTGGAATTAGGTGTATTTGGAAACGGCACTTGTTTTGATGACTCCGTTTCCACTGACTGGATTGCGAATAAATTGCTTGAACTGGGATACGAAGCCCATGGAAACGAACTCATGTATAGCGGTGAAACTGGGGAACAAATGGAATGTTCGGTGTTTATGGGACCGACCTTTTACCAGCGTCTAAAACATATGGTTAATGACAAGCAACATGCGCGTGCAACGGGACCACCCGTCGCTCTTACGCGACAACCCGCGGAGGGCAGAAGTCGTGATGGTGGTCTGAGAGTGGGTGAAATGGAAAGAGATTGTCTCGCAGCCCATGGCATGGTTTCGTTTATGAAAGACCGGCTGTATGAATCTTCGGATAAATATGCCGTTCATATTTGCGATGAATGTGGAATGATTGCTGTGTATAATGATGCTAAACACGTTCATTTGTGTAATATGTGCGAAAATCGCACCAACTTTTCCAAAGTTGAGTTGCCGTATGCTTGTAAATTGCTCTTTCAGGAATTATCGGGGCTGAATATCATTCCTCGGGTCATCACGGAAAATGCCGTGTTGCATCGTAGTGTGTAGTGAGCAGTATGTTTTTATGTATTTATGTTGTGTGTAGTGTTTTTGTGTTATGTATTTTATTATTTTTTATTTACCTTTTGATTTTTCATTGTCTAACAAAAGAAAAGAAAAGAAAAAGAAAAATAAACAATGATAAACATAATCAAAAGATTAGATAGATATAAACAATAAATCCACAAAATAATATCACTAATTAATGAAAATTGTTAGCATTGATGTTGGAATTAAGAATTGTTCGTTTTGTATTTTAGATTATGTAAAAAAAGATTACATTACTTATCCCACAATGCTTCATTGGGACATTGTTAATCTTATTGATAACACTTCTAGTTTTGAAGAATATCAAAAGGAAATAAAAAAGGGGCATGTCGCTGACGATAACGTCACAGTTCAAGTACAATATCCGTGTATGTATGTAAATTCCTCCAATGCGGGTGCAAAAGGTAAATGCAAAACATGTACGAAACCCGCTACATATCGTACTAAACAGCAGTCTCTTGAATATGCTGCAAAAAATGCTGATACTTGTTTTACGTGGCACACTTATTGCACTTTACATGCAAAGAAATTCACTGCATTCACTGCTTCCAAGGATTTAAAAGAAAGTGCATTGAAAAAATGCACCTCCACCAAGTTAAAAGAGTTGATAAAAAAATATCAAGTGCCTATGAATGAAATGATAAATTACAAAAAGGATGACATGAAGGAATTGTTGGGTCAATATCTTTCGCAACACGAATTTACTTTTATTCATCCGCCTAAAACAGCAAAGGTGCCTGCTCCCAATGTTGCCTTGCAAATTATTGGGCGGAATATTGCTTCTTTTTTTGACCGTTTGTTAGGTAATGAGATAGCCGAGCTAACACATATTCTCATTGAAAATCAAATCGGGCCTTTGGCAACGAAAATGAAAACCATTCAGGGAATGTTGATGCAGTATTTTCTTATGCGAAACGAAAATGTAAAGGTTGAATTTATCAGTGCATGCAATAAACTGAAAAATAAAAATGCGGAGGAATTATGGGATGGAGGCTCTGCTGATGACGATGGCATTTCTAATACTGCTTCTAAAAAAACTGGAAAGAAAATGAATAAGGATGAAAAGGATGAAAAGGACGAAAAAAAGGAAAAAGTTGAATATGCGGAAAAGGCTGGAAAAAAAACAAAGAACAATAATAATGATGGCGATGATGACAATGATGGTGGTAATGATGGTTATAATGATAGCAGTAATGATGGTGGTAATGACAAATGTGATACAATCATCGCCAAACTAACAAAAATGGAAAAAAAGGAATACACAAAGCGAAAGAAACAAGGTGTTATATCATGTGCGGATATTCTTTCTGCTACACCCACCCTTTCATCTTGGTCTCCTTATTTCCAAGGATGCAAGAAAAAAGATGATTTGGCAGATTGTTTTTTACAAGGTATCTGGTATATACAAAACACATCACATCATTCGTAGCTTTTCTTGTTTGTTTATTTGTTTATTTGTTTGTTGGTCTCTTGTTTTATCGCATAAATTGGAAATACAGCTCCACACCACATACAAATAATATTACATACATTGCGATGAAATCCAGTTCGACCCAAATTGTATCTCTTATTGCATTTACAACCACGTTTGTATTTGCATGCACGTATTTCTCAAAATCAAGCACAGTAGTTAATTCGTCCGTCCATTTAGATGGGGCTTCGCCGTTGCCATCATATATCAATAATTTTTGCGTGATGACGTGTTTGAGTTCCTGGTATAACTTCGCAAGGCGTCTGTAAATGTAATAACTTTCCACTTTGGAATGGAAAATTGTGCTACAATCTCGCATGCATGCCGCTGCAAATTTGTCGTCAATTGCGTCTATTTTTTGCCATTCGTTGCGTATATTAAGACGCAGTTGAGCGTACTGGGTTTCCAGTTTATTGATTTGTATTTGTGGTGGAACACGCGTTTGAGTGCCTCGCACCAGCAAATAAACCAACTCCAAAATGGTATAGAGATTGTAAAAGTAATTACGAACCTGTTGAAACATTGTTGATGGTTAATGGTTGATGATTTGATTTTAATTTAATTTTATTAATTGCTCTTCAAAGTAAGAAAGAGATGTGTGGCATATATTTGTAAAATAAAAAATCATTTTTTTATTTTGCACAAAAACGATAAAAATTATTGAGTAATCATTATAGCAATCCAAACAATTCCAGTGCATTACGACATGCGCCTTGTTCGGCACTTTGTTTTATATTTTGGCTTGCCGTTCCCAATAATGCGAGCATCTTTCCATCATTGTCTTCCAGATGCTGTCGCAGTGCATCTATACTGATGCTACTACTGGTTGGCGGTTTAGTTAAATCTATGGTGACCTTCTTCATTATTTCCTCCGCACTTTCGTATTTTTTATTCACATTGATATTTATGCATAAAAACACTCCCATTGTATGCTGGTTTGTATCCTTGTCATAATCCAAAGTAATATAAATTGGCTCTGTCTTACTATATCTGAATGCCTTTTGCAGTGTTTCTTGGAGTTGTTGTTTATAATTATCATTCACATTGATTATTTCCGTCCAATTAATGTGCCTTTCAAACACGGCTTCTAAAAATATGTTAGCCATTTGAAATCCAGCACCCGTGGTATATTGTGAAAGTAAAAAGCAACCACCTTTGTTTTGTAAGTCTTCTGTATCTGCCATTAAATTCACCTTGTTGAAATCCAAAAATAAGGCACCCAAAAAGGCTTCGAATAAATTCCCCAGTTCTTTTCGCACATCATAGCGGACATTGTTATCCTCTGATTGTTGGGATATCAGCATCCATTTATTCAGTCCCATTTCCGCGGCTATCGGTCCAATGGATTTATTTTTTACCACGGCGATTTTTAAGTTGGTTTTGAAGCCCTCTTGCGACTTTGGAAATCTGCGATAAATGTAATATTTCGTCACCAGTTCCAAAACGCCGTCTCCTAGAAATTCCAGATTTTGAAAGGATTTGGATTTTAAAGATAAGCAATTATCCGGTTTGGGAGCAATTACAATCCCCAGTTGCTCGTTTTCAGACGCAGGACGTTTAGTGTAGGAAGGATGGACGAATGCCCGTTTATATAACTCCATGTTATGCACTCGCACCATTTCTTCTGGAATGCCGTATTTTCTCAGGATGTTGCACACGTCCGCTTCGGTGATTTCTACATTGATGGGATTATATGGATTGTGAATAAGCGTTCCTTCTTCCGTGGCAGTCATTTCATTGGAAATCATTGTAGATTTGTTTTGTTTGTTAGATGATGTTTGGATGTATTGATATTATATATAATCAAAGATATTAGTTGAATATATATTTTAACCTGCTCTTTTATAAATTTTATATTTATATCATTTTTACGAAATATGTGTTGTATCTTGTGTTTGTGAATTATGCGGTCGGCGGACTTGTATTTTTCAAAGAATCATACAAGGTTTGAATGGAATACATTGTCAGTGGTTCTTTGTAAAATACCACATTGCAGATACTTCCGCTGATGCCATCATTCATGCCCACCGTTAAAGTATCATATATAATTGGCGGGGACACTTCAATGGAACTACTTACTAATTTTCCATTGTAGAAAATATCCATTGTTCCATTCAGGTAATTAATTACCACATTGTTCCACTTTTGAAGACGCACGTTATCATGAGAATATAACAGGCGGTCTACTTTTTTGTGATTTTCCGTATTTTGAATGTAGACCGCAAGAGTATTGGTGGGTGCGAAAAATTTCACTATTGGAACACCTCCGTAATCCAACACAGTGGATGCCTCGGAATAAGCTACACTGGTACTCGGCGGAAATGAATCGACGTACAGCCAAAAGGATATTCCATAGTGATAATTGGGTTTCAATTCCTGTGGAACATCTTCCTCTGTCAGTTCATTTAATTCGGTAAAAGAAGAAGTGGATAAATGCTGGTCAATTGGAACCGGCTGATGCACCACTTGTTTTCCTCCTTTTAAAAAATACCATTGTTGTAATCCCGGAATTATCCACTGAGACACTACGAAATACAGAAAAATTGTTCCAAGAACCACCAAGAGTGCTATTACATCACTTGGTTTTGTTCCTTTGAATGGGTTTTGTGGTGTCCCAGTTTTGCCTCGCATTCGGTCTAACAAATCTGCGAAAAGACACGGAATATATAAGAATGAATTTATTAGCAATCGCACAAAGGAATTGCTCGCAATCCAATCTCCCAAATACGACATTTTATACACCAGTGTTAGTACTCCCAGCAAAAGAACAAGGTTGAATATTATGGAACCAATGTGTTGGTCGGCATTATTAGAGAACACGCCGAATGTTTGCAATAGCCACCAGAAAAGCAATCCCGATACAAACAGGGAAAGAAATATGTATAGGCCATTTAACCAAGGTGCGGATACGGATGCTGTGGCTGTGGCTGTGGCTGTATTTAATGCAGAATAACCAAGTGTTAACCCCACCAATAATAGTCCTACAAATAGCGAAAGAAAAATTGATATTCCTCCATATTTCGTCATTATTCCCGCTGGATTAAACATGTATAAGACAGACACAAGCACTGCATAGGCTGTAAAAACACCCAAATATTTAACGTTGATATTTTTTAATAATTCTGCAAACTGATGTGCTGTTGTTGGTGTTGTTCCGTCTGTTTTGTTAGGTAATGAACTATTTTTTGCATCAGCAGTATTTTTCCAAAGAAATACAATTCCAAAGGTTGTGATAAAATACAGCAATACACCCATCAATGAAATATTGTTTTTGCTTCCTATATTATTGGAAAAAAAAGAGCCAATTAAGAGTGCTAACAATGACGCCAATGTTAGGGCGAATATTTTTCCTCCTTGTTGGTAAAATTGGATGAAACCAATGACGATACTCAATGCTCCAAACAAAAGGAAAAAATTAGTTATCCAATCGGCTTCTGCCGCTGCTTTCCTAACAAAATTCAATAAATAGAGACCAATAAAAATGAAAAATAAAATTATTCCTATGTATTTATTGTCAAAACCATTCATAGATGTTATTTTATTATATAATAATTAATTAAATTTATTGGGTTGTAGATACTGGTTTATATAATATCATATTATATTTTGTAGTTTTTGTTTGATTAATTTTGTTTGAATGGTTGTATTTTATATAAAAATGAATTAAATATATGAATGGATTAAATATAAAATATGAACGAAAAAGGAGAACAAGAATTAAATATTAATTTTGAAAATAAGGATGGATTGGAATATCTTTCGACCATTGAAAATAATTCAATTGATTTAATTTTAACCGATCCGCCATATATTATTTCACGAGATACGGGAATGAATAAACATTATAATGAAGTAAAAGATGCAGAAAAAAATAAAGTAGAATACATTAAAACAGAAGCAGAGTGGAATAAATATAAAAAAGAAAAAAAAATTAAAACAGATGATAAAAAAGAACTTTATATGAAATATGGAACAATATATGGAAAAAAATATTGTGTACAAACTGATTACGGAAATTGGGATAAAAATTTTACAATAGAAATGTTGGAAAAATTTATTGAGGAATACTATAATAAATTAAAAAAGGGTGGTACACTTATTATTTTCTTTGATTTATGGAAAATAACAATACTGAAAGATATTATGGAAAAATATAAGTTTAAACAAATACGATTTATTGAATGGATAAAAACAAATCCACAACCATTAAATTCAAATGTTAATTATTTAACCAATTGTAGAGAAATAGCTCTTGTTGGTGTAAAAGATGGAAAACCTACATTTAATAGTAAATATGATAATGGAATATATCAATTCCCTCTTCAAGGTGGAAAAAATAGATTTCATCCTACACAAAAAAGCATCGTATTATTTGAAACATTAATTAATAAACATAGTAATGAAGGCGATATAGTAATGGACACTTTTGTTGGAGGAGGAACAACATTATTAGCTTGTAAAAATACAAATAGACAATTTAAAGGATGTGAAATATCTCAGGAATATTACGATAAAGTAATAAAAATTGTGAATTGATTTATTTTATTTTATTACACGCTTGTTCAGTTATATATTGTTGTATGAGTTTATTTTTTATACCTTCCATAAAAGCAACTGGGTCGTACCAATAACTACCAACCATGGCATTAGGGTCATTTATATCATAAGTTTCATCACCATATATGAAATCAATATCGAAAGTTTTTAAATTTGGTATTGTAGTTGCACCTATTCGCTTTTGAGTTTCTCGTGTTTTCTTACTCACTTCACGTTTTCGTAAATTACAACCATTACATAATATTTGGAAATCTTCGTTTGTTTGCGTCGAGGTATTGTGTACACGCGGGTCGTTATAAAGGTCATTCTTATGGTCGACAACCAGACTACTATGACTTCCGCAAGCTACGCATCCATTTTTTTCTCCCTGTTTTAAATGGTATTGTTTGATTTTTGAATTGATAGTTCGATTTGCAATAGAAATTGTATAATTTGCATTTGCAAAACCATTGGTTCGTAGTTTTAGAATTTTTCCGGTATTTTTGTTATTCACCCTTTGGGTTTCCCATTTAAAAACTTTGTCGCCGAAAAATTGATTATATCTAACTGCTCCATTATTTCCTAAATCTAATGGGGTGTTAGTAAAATAATCTCTATCATACCATTCTGAAACTCCATCTGAGTTTGGTTTTAAATATGATATAATCGTATCATATTTACGCGTTTTATTTATGTTTGTTTCTTCCATTGTCTTATTATTATGTATGCAGTTATTTATTTTCATTTTTATTTTATATTACATCTTAACTTTAATGCTTTGTATTTTCTATTTTATCCATTTGCTCTATCTGTCCCATTTGCTCCATTTTTTCCATCTTTTCCATTCGTCTTTTCACTTCCATTGGATATTGCCTATTGTTATACGCCATACACGCCATTAATTCGCATGATATTTTCCTGAAACGCTTTTCGCGTTCTTCATCCAGGTCATCTTCTACGAACCAACTGAATTGCTTGTCCAGTTGTGCATCAATGGTCTTTTCATTTCGCATTTTATCCAAAGCACCTGATAAATTGTCCTTTAAATCATAATAAATGCGGTTAAAGGTAATGGTTTTATTCACCTTGTTCCATCGACCTGCATTATATATCATCATGTATGCATCGCGCAAATTGGAAATATAAATATTCTGGTTTTCTTTCATTTGATTGGAAAAATGTTTCATGTTGAATAATTTTTCCACTGCTTTTTGCATTTGTTTAAAACATGCACGATACATTGCATCTGTAATGTGGCTCATATCTTCATTTCCATACACATTAATGGATATGTTATTGTTATGATTATTATTATTAGTGTTTGTAATGTTATTCTGTGTGGTAACTGTCTTGTATTTCAATTGTTCTACTTCTGTTTTCAGTTGTTCGTTGTCTTCTTTCAGGCGTTCAAACAAAAGTCGCAACTCCACTTCCTCGGGTTGTATATTTTTTATAATGCAAGGCTTTTTACGATTTAAATGATTTGTTAGTTTTTGATTGGTCTGAAAGCACATTTCACAGCGATTACATTGGAACCTTTTTTTTATGGTTGGAGACGCATTAGTGGCCGGATTTGGCACACAAGGCGTCTTGCGATTCATGTGATACTTATAACTCGCATTGGTGATGAACGTCTTGTTGCATTTTTCGCAAGTTTTATTTGCCATTTCTATATCCCAATACGTTTTTTTTAAATTATTAACTTTTATTAACTTTTTTTAACCTTTTTTGCTAAAATTATTAACTTTTTTTAACCTTTTTTTAGTTTTTTCAAAAAATGTTTTTTTGCAAAAGAAAATGTGATATGAATATGTCTTATTTTTGTTAGGTAATAACATATGACGAGACTGGAAATAAATTATTAACCTTTTTTTAGGTCAAAATTAGAGGGGGGAATATTTTTTTATTTTTATAATTGGTT